CGTTACTCTTCCACACTCATGGAGTGAGACCTCGTTGTCGGAGACGATCACGTCGGCTGCATCGATGCTCCTGGACACGGGCCGCCGTCTGATGGGGCAGCGGTAGACCTTTTTGAAGCCGCAGCCGCCAAAGCCCTGCATGAAGAACATTCTGACCGTGTCGGGATAGTACTCTTTGTCCACGACAGTCAGATACCGGTTGAAGAGCATCTCGACGTCGTCGGCGAGAATATCCCGGTCGTCGCCAGACATTTCCCTGGGTAGCTGAGACTGTTGCTCCAGGAACGCGCGATGGGGGGTCTTGGTCGTAGAATCGTTGCGCATCTTGACCGGGCCGCCCGCGGGAAGGAGTTCTCCCCTGGCGTTGGCCTGGAAGCGCAGCACCGCGTCCAACATGATCGGCGTTCTGACTGTGGCTTGACCCTCCACCGCGGTGTCGGCGTCCGCGGAGGGACTCCTGGGGTTCTCGATCTTCAGTCCGAGGTGCTTCACGCCAGCTGCGCGCCGCTCCAGCCACTCCCGGCGCATCTCGTCGTCGGCGTTGATCCCGTTTAAGAGTTCATCGCATATCCTGCCTAGCTCGCGCTCGTCGACGTGTTCTGCTAGGTTGGCGTCGTGCTTCCTGGCACTTCCTTCAGAGGGCTCTTTGCGAGGTGGCTTCCCATCCAGACGGATGATCAGGGAGCCATCGGCCCGCTCGATCCCGACGTTGTCTACGGGCTCGTCGGCGTCTTCCTGGATGACAATCGTAAGCGGCTCGCCATCCGGCCCCTCGGTGGGCGGCGGCCAGCCGTGGCCATATAGATCGCTCTCGTTACGGAAATGGTTGGTGGGCTGCACCATCCGATCAAGCGGGTTGTGGCTGTTGCCCTTGCCATCTTCGGCTATCGCCATCAGCGGCCTCTACAGCAGCTTGAAGCCGCCCTGATCAGTATATTGGAGCGACTTTCCCGCACCGAGGATAATATCGAAGAGATACTCCTGGTTCGCGCCATCGTTGTGCAGCACCAGGACCTGAGGGGCTACGCTCGCATCTTTGTTGCGGATGTGGATGCTCTTGACGTTGCGCTGCGTCGAAGCCGGCACCGTGCCCGAGACGTTGACGGAGCTATTCGTGGTGATGGCGGTGTTCTGGCGCCCGGGAGTGATCGTGCCGGCGCCTGTGTTCGTGTCCACCCAGGTGACGTGCACATCGACCGGCGCTGCCGCACTGGTGGCAACGTAAATCACATCGGTAGGAGAAGCGAGGATCAGCATCTATTTGACCCCGTAGACTCTGAGGTAGCCGTAGCCAGCAACGAAGTTGCTGCCGTTGATGAGAAACATCCGTATGTTCGTGCAGCTGGGCCCCAGGTACATGCCGCCGCTGCCGCTAAACGTGGTGTGGTAGTAGGGAACGCTGTTGTCCCAGCCCCACGACTCGTGGAAATGCAGGTATCCCCACCCAGGATTACCTGGACCGCTCCCCTTGGTGTAGAGCTTCACATGAGCAACGGCGGCAGTGTTGGGAGCAACCACAATATTCCAGATGCTGAGGGTGGCCGCGTTGCTGGCCGTAAAGCCATTGGACGCTGGACTGCCGGTGCACGCAAAATACCCGGAATAGTGATAGCCGCCGGCGGCCGCATAGAAGGTTGCGCCATTGTCGACCGAGCCGCGAACACAAATCGCCTCGGTGACAGTGTTGCTGTGCTTGAGCTGGTACTCGATATCGAAGCGGGAGAACCTTGGGTCCTGTAGAATATCCGGCCCAATATCGAAGAAGTTCACCGCAGTTGGAACGATCGTCTTCAAGAGCTGACGACCGGCCTCCTCGCCCGCCCCCACGATCGAGAAACCAACCTCGTCGATGTACTGGAGCGTGGCACCGGGCATGAGCAGCGCCCGGTGCAGCTCCACCTGAGTGGTGCCGTCGCTGTGCAGCACCGCCACCGTGTTGAGCACCGTGCCGCGGTTGTGCACGTGAAGAGTCTTAATATTTCGGAAATTCCCTGAGCCCGGCGAGGCCACGATGTCGGTCGTGGTCGCGGTGGTGATGGACGGAGTATTGGTGCGACCCGGGTTCACCGCGCCGGCGACGTTATCCATCCAAGAGGCGTGGACATCGATCGAGCCGGCGGCCGTCGTGAGTAGCCGTAATTTATCGGAGGTCGTGGCAAGAATGAGCATGTGCCCAGCCCGTTTCCCAGGGGAGACGGGCCGAACATTACCCTAATCCGTATGATTCGCCAGGAGCTTCGACTAGACCTTGGGGGGTGTCGGCGCCGGCATCCAAGCCCTGGGGGGTTTGCGCGGCTGTCCCTGGTTCGTTCGCCAGTCGCCCATCTCGGTCTGGGTCATGAGCACCATCCCGTCCTCGCACATGCAGATCAAGAGCACCCCGTAAGGAGGAGGGACGTTCATCGATCGCCACGCCGTCATGGCATAATTCACCATTTCTTCCTGCATCTTAGCGATCTGGGCGAGCTGGACATGGTCGAAGGCGCGCTCCGACCAGTGCCGCACGAAACTAGGGTCGTCAGTGTCTCTGATATCAGCAATCACGTTGGTAGGTCCTTCCATGTGGTTACCGTGTTTCGATTAGCGGATGGTGAGAGAGACGGGATATTCGAAGCCGCCGTAGGCCGGGTACAGTGGACTTGGTTCTCTCCGATATTTCTTCTCCTCGATGTCATCGAGCGCGTCTTCGTCTGGGAGCGTCGCGAGGCCCAGGGCACGCAGATGCGCCAGCGCCTGGGTCATAGCGTCCGCTAGGTCATCGTGCTGCCCCTTGGGGAGGTCAGCCAGCTCGCACATCACCTTGTCGGCCCAGTCCTTGAACAGGAAATCCCCGGCGCCTGTCGCCTCGGCGGGCGCGTAGATCAGTCCACACTCGAAGAGGTTCTGCTGGGCGTAGGCGCGCGCCACCTTGTCGCCTTCCGGCGGCATGAGCTGGACACCGAAGTCGGCACGGTCTCTAGTCTTGGGGTTATGGCTCATCTGATCGGAGATAACGCGACCACGACGGCGAAGCTCCTGCGCTACGGGGTGCCCGTTCGCCTTATCCTCCAGCAAGACCCGATCGATCTTGAACTTCTTTGCCGTCTCTTCGATCTTTTTGACCAGCTCGTAGAGTTCGAGCCTCTCGCTCCAGGCCCACATGAGAATGAGCCGCCTGTTCTCCCAGATATCGCGCGTGACGCCGACGACGACGGCCGCTGAAGGGTCGTTCTGCTTCTTTTCGGTCTGCGCGGTGTCGATGCTGAGCACCGTGTAGCTCATCACCGGGAATTTCGGCCAGGGGACGCCGAATTTGCCGCACTCCTCCTCCGTATAGGGGCGCCACCATTGGCGCTGGATGATGCCCCCTCCCCGCGGCGCCGGGCGCTGCTGGTATTGCCCTGCATACGCAAAAGGGCCCTTCTCTTCTTCGATCTTGGCGACAGCTTGCGGTGAGAAGCGCTCTGGCCACGCGAGTTCGCCGTCTTCGGTGCGCGGGTCTTTCCAGCCGAGCGTATTGTAGGGCTCGCGGCCCCTCTCGAACTCCATCGGCACCATCAGGTGGCAGTAAGCCCACCCCGCTTCAAGTATGAAACCGGAAATGTCAGATTGGTGAACCCTTTGCATGATGATAACGATGGCACTAGCATCAAGGTCATTGAGCCGGTCGGTGATAGTTTCGCGGAACCAGCGAACGGTAGCTGTACGAACAATGTCGCTCTCGGATCGGTGGACATCGTGAGGGTCATCGATAAGCACCCGATCGCCACGTTCTCCGGTCCCAATTCCTCCAACGGACGAGGCGAACTTTGAGCCGGTCCTGTTGTTCGTGATTTTGATTTCGCCTTCCTTCTCAAGCTGGAATTTTTCACCATAGAGGTCCCTGTACCTTTCACTGGTTATGAGGCGTTTGAACTTGGTGTTGTCTCTCTCGGTCAGACCACTTGAGTAAGAGAACGTCACATACCGTAGATGCGCCATTCCCATCGGCCCCCACTCCCAGGCGGGCCAGAACACGTTCACCATCAAGCTCTTCATGCTGCCAGGAGGGACATTGATCAGAAGTCTGGTCACCTTGCCGAAGGTAACGGCCTCCAGGTGATTGCAGATGTCGTAGAGCAACCAGCCCTCGACCAATTTCGTCTCGGGTTCGAGAATGCTCCAAAAGTATCTTACGAACTCGATGAGCCCGCCTTCCTTGGCGTGCGATCGGCGCGCATTGCGCACGCCCATCTCTTTTTGGAGCGTAGCGAGCGTCTGCTCGGCGAGCGCCGGATCGATACTATCGGCCGCATTCGTCTCAGCTTTAGGCACGCGGCTCTCCATGGGAATCGCGCGTGACGCAAACATTTGCCCACATCGCGACCTCCCGTAATCTGCGCAACGTGTAGGTCTTGTCGGGGCCGTCGGGCAGCTCACGCTCCAATATGTGAGCATAGACCTTGGCGGCCTCGCGCAGCACCTTCATGGTCTCGATCTGCGCCGGCGAGGGCTGCAGATAGTCGAACGCCGAGTAATGCAAGCTCATTTGCCCTCCTTACGCAAAAGCTCCAGGAGCTTCATGCGCGCCCAGGCCGAGGTGGACAGCCCTGACATCGCGGCCGCCTGCTCCATCAGCCGTCTATGCTCGTCATTGACACGTATCATGATCGCCGAAGTCTGCTTGAGCTTGGATTCCTGCCCCAAACGGGGGGTAGTGCGCCTGCGTGTCGCCATGTGGGTCTCTTGCATACCGCCCTTCCTTTTTGTTGTTGTTGCGAAGTGTATTCTCCTTGTAACTTTTTGCAACAAGAGCTAGGGTTCCATTTGAGGGCGGCAGCGTTTCGGACTGGCCTCTGAAATTGCCGGGAATGGATTGCCCCCTGTACCGGTGGCTGTCGTCCCTCCCTTCTCTCCAGTCTGCCTGATTCGGGCCAAGCATGGGTCTTCGTGAAGTAGAAATCCGCGACAAGAAGATCGCCGCACTCGAAGCCGAGCTGCAGCAAACCCGTCTAGACGCCAGTAAAGTCGTGCACGCGCTCGATTGCGCGATCCAGGTCATCGAAGCGCTGATCAGGTGGCTCCCGGAAGGAACGGAATTATCCACAGATGTTAAGACCCGCAAAGAGAACCTGGACCGGGCCATGCGCGTCATCACCCGGAAACCATAACGATGGAAAGGTACAATGACGAGCAGACGAATCGTGGAAGTGATCGACGAGAACCGCAGACTCACCGCGGAGGTGACATCACTTCGCAGGGCAGTACGAGACGCCGCCGAACTGTTGGATTTCCTGGGATATGTCAGTGAGGCCATGAAAGTCCG